GAATAACTAAAGTAGCATTGATTTTCTTCAAGTCCTAAATATTCCTGGGAGGAATAATTTGTATTAAAAATAATCCAGGAATAAACTAAAAATTTTTCTTTATCTTCAAAAAACATTTTCCTAGCATTTAAATCAAATGAATTAAAAAATATACCTTCCATGGCTCCCTCCAATCTTTAAGTTAATAATACAATTATTAAAATAAAAGTTCAATCAAAATCTTGAAAAATTGATTGAGTTTTATTGAATATTAAATAGTTTAATGGTATAATTTATTTAAAGATTGAAAAATAAAAAGGAGGGGTTGAAATGGTAAAAACATCAACTAAAACAACTATTATAGGAAATGAAATAAGAACATTAAGAAAGGATAGAGGATATACACTTGAAGAATTAGCTAAGGAGATAGAAATAACAAGTGGTCATATAAGCAATATAGAAAGTGGAAATAGAAGACCAAACTATAAATTATTAGAGAAATTAGGTGAGGTTTTAAGTTTTAGGGTTGAAGATTTTTTAAATGAAGTTACTAATAAATCTTTAGCAACTGCAACTGAAGTAGGGCAAACAATGGCATTTGCTAGAAATATAAAAGAAGAAAAAAACAAGATTGAATTTGATAAGTTATTTGGAGAAAAAGAAGTATCAGGTCTAGAAAATTTAATTTTAAATATGGCAGATGAAATAGATTTAAAATTAAAGAAAAAAGATTTAAAAGAACTTGCAGACCTTGTAGACATGACAATTAGATTAAGATTAGAGCAATTAAATAAATAGATTAACTATAAGGTGGAAAAAGAATGTATATGGGGAAAATAAGTGAAGAAGATTATATAGATACTCTTAATAGAGCTATAACCATAAAAGAGTTATCTTTAGGGTTAAAGATAGATTATACAGAGAGAAAAGAATTAAGGGAAAAACTAGACCAATTTATAGAAAATGAATTAGGACAAATGCTTATATATGTGAAATAGAGGAGGGAAATAAATGAGCGTTGCAACTTTTAAAGAGTCAATTTGGGAAAAAAATATTTTAGAAAACTTTGCAGAAAGTAGCTTTGTTGGATTAATTACAACACCACCAACCGAGGTTAAAGGGGAAAAGGTTATATTTAACAAATTAAGTCCTGGAGCATGGCAACAGTACCAAGCTGGGCAAAAAATAACTTGGGGAGAAGTTTCTACTAGCAAAGTAGAAATGGCTTTTAATAAAAGTAAATATTTTGCTTTTATGCTGGATGATGTAGACAAAGCTCAAACGGCTGGAGATGTCATGAAAGCCGTAACTAAGGAACAAAGTAACTTATTAGGGGAACTTGTAAGCCAAGAAGTTGTTTTAGATATAATTAGTAAGACTAAAGAGGAAAATGTAATACATAAGTCAGATAGTCCATTAAAAGTAACTAACGCAAATGCTTATGATACATTAGTCGATATGAACGTACATATGTCCGACAAAAAGGTACCAATGGCTGATAGATACTTTATTATTAGTAATAAGGTTTTAGGTATGTTAGAAAAAGATGAAAGGTTTACTAAAAACTATACAATTCTAGAAAATGGACTTGTTGACGGTGCTAACATTAACGGTACTAAATTGATTGTAAGAGCTGATAATCCACAGGATAAAATTTTACTAACTCAAAAGAGTGGTACTGGTTACGCTATGCAAATTGATGAAGTTGAGGCTATGAGATTAACTGATTATATAGCAGACGGCGTAAGAGGATTAACAAACTATGGTTACGTACAATTAAGGGATAATTGCTCCGTAGTTGCTAATATTACAGTATAGGGGGTAATACTATGGCTGATATAGATAATCAAAATAATGGAGGTTCTCCAGCTGGTGGAGATCCTTCTAATCAAGAACAAAATCAAGTAAACAATGAGGAAAATAACAATAATGAGAATTCTTTAGATAAACAAATTTCTGATATTATAAATCAAAAATTAGCAGAATTTCAAAATCAAATAGCTGGAACTATAACAAGTTTACAGGAAAATGCAAAAACTTTAGGAGAGCAAAAACAAAAATTAGAAATAGAAAAATTGCTAACTGAAAGTGAAATTTTAGACGGTCGCTTTTACGACTTCATATATTCTGATGATATGGAGCTTGTTAAGTCTAAAGCAGAGGAACTTGAAAATTTAATTAGCCAAATCTTAAATGAAAGAGTTGATTTGGTAGTTAATGAAAGACTAGGACAAAGCTCCTGGATACCTGGTAATAATTCAAATTATTCAAGTGTAGATACTTTTAAAAAACCTTCTTATATGCTTTAAGCTGGATAAATTATATCCAGCTTTTATTTATTTTATCTAATACTCTATTTTGCCATCTACTTACAGTTTCTTTAACAACATTATATTTTTTTGATACTTCTTGGTTAGTTAGTTTTCCACTTATAACATATAATACATCAAGTTCTTTTTCAGATAGAGTTGGTAAAATAGTATCTATTTCATTTTTAAATTCTGTTAATCTTTCAATTTCTTTATCCAATAAAGTTTTATCAATTTCAGAATTATATTCCTTATCTATTAATAAATTTTTTATTTTACAATCTAATAAATGGAAATCTCTTAAATTTTCTCTAGTAAATTTCATAAATTCAAAACCACCTTTTTTGATTATTTTATACTTATATACTATTATTATAACATGGTTTTAGTTGCGACTTGATAAAAAGCAACTAACGACAAACTTGAGAAAGGAAGTGTAAAAAATGGCAAACGTTAATGATGTTTATATAAGTAAGGAAGTTGCTGACGAATTAGACCTTAACCAAAGCTATTTAATAAGATTAGCAAAAGAGTTAAAAGAAGAGGGAATCATTACTGATAATGACATGAGATTAGCTGGTAAAAGAACTTATCTATTTACTAGAAAAGCAATTAATGAATTAAGTAAAAAAATAACTAAATAAAAAAAGGCAGCAACCACTAAGGATTACCACCATATCTCGCAAATATGATTATATCCTTTGTAGTTGCTCGTGTAAAGGGAGTTTTTAAAATGAGTGTAAAAACATTAAGAGCATTTATACAAGAGCTTAGAGAGCAAGGAACAAAGGTGGAAGAGCTTAAATTAAAAAATGTAAGTGAGAGCTTAAAGCTTTATGATAGCTTAAAGATTTAAACGTTAAAGTATTACCAATGTATATTATATGTACCTTTTATGTAGATTTAAGATTAAAAGGTACATACCCTTAAATGGCACTATTACTATATTTATAATATATTTATTTTATTTAATGTATATTATGTATATTTAAAATATAAATTAAATAAAAATATACATAAAAATACGTATATATAAATATATAGAGCTTTTTGTTTTTTGAAATATACATAGATAATAAATAGCGTTAAAACATTGAAATAACTAGGGTTACGGCTATGTATATTTGATTTTTAAAATATACATAATTAATATTTTTTGCCGTAATGGATAGAAAAGAATTGTAAATAAGAAAAAAATGTAATAAAATTAAAAACATAAAACCGTACAAAATAAAACTAAATAAAAAAAGTTCATCACCTTATATTAAGCCTAGGAAACTTAATATAAGTTAAACTTACAAGGTATTAGGACTACCATTGAAAGCTTGACGAACTTCTAAGAAGTAAAAACAAATCAGTTGATGGTGATAGCATCAAAAGAAATGAATTTACTCAAATGCAATTTTTAAATTGTATAGACATATTATATATACAAGTTTTAAAAAAAGCAAGTAGAAGAGTTTACAAGTCTTTTTGTTGGGGTACCAGCAGGAAGACTTTTTTTATTTTATAAAAAAGGGAGAGAGTAAAAATGGCAAAAGAAGAATTAAGAGAAGAAATGGAACAAATAGAAAAAGACTTAGCTTTTATTAAGGAGCATGATCCAAAAGGATATGAAGATATTAAATACTTTATAAAAAATGCTAAAAAGCTAAGAGCTAATAAACCAAAAGCTTTTTATGATTTGCTGGAAGTTATGAGGGTAGTAGTAGAAAAAGGAACTAATTAACTTAACATAAATTTAAAAAGTACAAGCCATTACAGAGGTTAATTATATCCTTTGTAATGGTATTTGAAAGGAGTTATATCAATGAAAAATAAGTTATTAAAAAAAATTAAATTTCAACTTTGGAAGGAAAAAATAGAAAAAAATTATGAAAATGAAATTTCTATTGTTTTAGATGAAACTTTAAAAGAAACTTTTTTAAGTGATTCTGATTATTTTCTAAACTTTGTAAAAGAAGAAACAAATTCAAAAAAAATTTCCTTTGAAATAGTAAGAGATTTAGCTGACAGAGAAATTTTATTTATAAATTTTTAGTGAGTTTATAAGTAACCATTAACAAGAATAATGGTAGTTGCCTATAACTTAAATAGGAGCATATTAAAACCGTTGTGATAACGTAAATATTTAATATGAGTGAGCAGATACACTATAAACTAATCTTAGCAAAAGCTAACTACGGGTGACATGTAGCCAATGCAAAAAATACATGGGGTTATATCTAATTACTCTACTTATAAGATATACTCCTGAACCGAGTACGTATGGTCGGTATATAAATTATACGGGTTGTTAGGGAAACGCCACTTAATGTGGGGGATTCAAGTCAATAATAGACAAGCTATAGGGTAACGTTTTGTAGTTTGGTAAAGGCTTGATTACAAGTAGAGTATTAAAACGAGCGATACAATGGTATACGGTCTAGTTTAGTGTCCTAGAATTAATTTTCTAGGGCAAACTATATTCACTCGCAACGTGTCCAGGTGCCGGTCTAGTCTAAGCCTTTAGCAACGTTAAGTAAATACCTACTGTAATAAAAATATAGAAAAATATAGGATAGAAATAATAGAAAAGTAGGTTTGAAGAAAGTTTAAATTTTAAAATATAGAATAAATTAGAGGTATATTATATACTGTTCATATATATGCAATGAACGTTCATATCTAAAAAATGAACATATGGAGGTATTAAAATGTTTAATGGAATAAGTTTGAAAGAAATATCAGAAAAGTATTATTTAATACCAAAAGGAGTAAAGTATTATAATGCAAATAATGAAAATATAACGGAATTAGTTGAGAGTGCACTTGAAATGCTAGATATGTTTGAACTTAATTACAATGATGAAGAGTTAAAGAATAGCTATATAGTTAAGCGTAAAAGTGAAAAAAAATTAAGTGATGAAGAAGTAAAAAAAATAAAAGAATCTAAAGGATCAGTAAGAGAAAAGGCTAAAAGGTTTGGAGTAAGCATTGGAACAATAAGCAAGATAAACAATAATAAATATTAATCTATTTAGATATTTATTTAAAATTATAGGAGGTTTTAAAAATGAATTATGAAGCTAACGAGATAACTACATTCTCAGATTTAAAGAAAGTACCTAGCGTTAACTTAGATAGATTTAAAAGAGTTGATATTTATACATCATCAGAGTTAACTCTTTTATGTTCTTTTTCTCCAAAAGAATATGAATTAAAATTTTTACCGAGAAAAAATGATAAGAGAGAGTATGACGAGTGCTTATTTGTAATAAGTAAAAATAATAATACATTTTTTAGAATAGAGTTTAAATGGTTAGAATCTTTAGGAGAGAAAGAAGGTGAAAAAGGCTGGGACGAAGGAATATTAAGTTTATATCTAGATAACATTCATACTATTTTGGATAAATGTTAAATTTTAATGTACCAGGTATTAAGAGCCTGGTCTTTTTTATTTACGCCTTACTGGTAAAAAATGTTAATAAGTCTGTTGATAACATATTCTAAGCTAGTAAAATGCTATATGTTGATAATGTGGACAATCTATTCTATAAGCTATCAGAACGCCACGCAGAGAGTTTTAATATATTTAATAGAGTATTTACATCTAAGAAAATAGAATTGCTTAGAATGGCGTGTAATGAGTTTTAAAGGTGTAAAGTTGTAAAGTTAATATAGTAAGTAGTATATGGAGCTATAAGCTATAGTATTACTGGTTATGGTATTAGGATATTAAAGACTAACCAAGGGACAAGCTTATACAAAAAAATATTTTATTGCTGGAGCTAAAAAAGAATGATTGAAGGAGAAAGATATATTTATTGACACGAGAAAAATGGATTCGATTATTAAATTAATAGATTAGTTTTGCATTAAATAGCTTAATATTAAAAACTTCAATAACTTCGTTAAATGAAAATTTAGCGAAGTTGTTAGAAAATAAGCTTAAAGCTAGTAATACCAATGCTTTGAGGGGTATTGAGTTGTCTGAAATAGCTTGTTTTTTATCAAAAATGTTAACAGAATGTTTAAAAATGACCTATTTTTTATAACTTTTTTGGTATTTTTATATAAAAATATACTTTATTTAGTTTTAAGTAACCGGTAAAAAAATATTTACCCCCCTACTTTCTTTTTGGAAAAGCAATTCGATTTTCTATATTAAAAATATTTTGGCTAAAAACAAAGGCAAAAAAATAGAGGAGCTTTTATCCCCCCCATTTATAAAATTCACTTTCAAAAATTCCTTTTTTTCCGACCTACACAATTTTTTTATAATTTTTAGAACTCAAAAAGTCTTTGAGTAGGCAAATTATATTTAAGCTCTATGGCTCCAGTTCTACCATTCCTATTTTTTGCAAAATTAATTTCGAGAATATCATCTGTTATATCCTCACCATTTTCTCTAGCTTTGTAGTAACCTTCTCTATAAAGTAAGCCTATAGTGTCGGCATCTTCTTCAATGGAGCCTGTGTCTCTTAGGTCACTTAGGCATGGTATTTTATCACTTCTTTGCTCCACGGCTCTTGATAATTGGCATAATCCAACTAAAGCAACATTTAACTCTTTAGCAAGGCTTTTAAGTCCATTGGATATAGTACTCATTTGCTCATATCTGCTCCCCTTGGTACTTGGTTTAATTTTTCCTATGTGATCTATTATGATTACATCTAATCCGTGCTTTATTTGAATTTCTTTAGCTTTTAATCTTATTTCATTTAAGGTTATTGCTGGTACTTCATACAAAAATAGATTTTCTTTTTTCATCAGCTGGAGTTGAGCCTTAATAACCTTGTCCACTTCTTCCTCATTTAATTTTGCTCTTGCTATTTTTCCGTTTTCTATTCCAGTAAGATTGGCAATTAATCTTTGCCCCATCGCTGCTGCACTCATATCGAGTTGTATGTATAAAACATTTTCTTTAATATTTTTTATTAATTCTAAACTTAAAGCCGTTTTACCTATAGACGGTCTAGCTCCAAATACTATAAAATCCTTTTTCTGTAGTCCATTCATTACATTATCGATTTTTCTTATTCCTGTACTTATTCCAGTAAAGTCCCTACCAAAATTATTATTTATAGTTTCCATGGTAAGCTCCATTAATTTATTCATGTTTAAAACATTATTTTTATTGCTGGAGCTATTAATTTCTAGTAAAGAATTTTGCATATAGTCTATTTTTTCATCTACTTTTAACTTTTCATCTTTTAATACATTGTTACAAGCTCCTACAAGCTTATTTAAGCGACTTTTTTCTTTTACTAGTGTAATATGACTATTTAAACTTTCAAAGCTTACAAAGGATAATAGAGAGGTTAAATCACTATATGTAATTATTTTATTTTTTATTTCATTTTCTAAAACTGTAACTAGTACAGTAACATCTACTGGCATATTTTTTTTAAAAAGGTTAACTATAGTCTTATATATTACTTTATGTTTAGTGCTATAAAAGTCTTTTTCTTCTAAAGCTCCTATAACCTTAGTTATGTATTTATTATCACTTAAAATTGTTCCTAAAATAGCTCTTTCACTATCTAAAGCATAAGTTTGCATTTAAATTTCCTCCTTTAGTAATCAAAATTACTTTTTCTTTTTATTTTTTGTTGTTTTGGTTCTGATTCTGTAAAATTACTGTCTAAGTAATCCATAAAACGCCCATTAAAAAAGGTATCTCCATTACAAATAAATTGTTTTTCCCTTCCTTCCATCTCCTTAGAGTAGCGTTCTATACACCTTAATAATTGTTCTTGTCCATATTCCTTAATTAAAGCTGGTAGCTTTTTAATAGCTTTTGCTTTACCTATTTTCTTAGGATAATGGCTCCATATTTCCTCACTTAATGAACTATATATATTATTATTTTTATATATATTTTTAGATGATAGTCCCTTTACTGGTTCCTTTACTGGTTCCTTATCATCTTCAAAGCTAGTATTTAAGCCATTTTTACTGGTTCCTTTACTGGTGCTTTTACCGGTTCCTTTTTTAGTGCATTTATTAGGCGTATTTTTAAGTAAATTTAATATACTTTTTTTATGTTTACTATTACTTTTAAACTCAAAATTAATAAATCCGTCATTTATTAATTCTTTTATTATTCTCAATAATTTTTTGTGCGATAAGTTTAGCT